GTTCCTGTAACAACATTTACTGGAAAGTCTGGATACACACCGACAGGTGCAAAGATTGATAAGACGATTGGTGGTGTTGAAGAGACTGTAGTTGCGCCAAAGCCCACTTCTGTCACCCAAACATCTACATTGAGTGATGCGGCGAAAAAGAAAAGAATTGCCGCTTTGGGTGCGGGGTCTGGGTCTGCTCGACAGAGAGTTTTCTTTGGTGGGGGCCAGTGAAGTTAGATTACAAACCGCCGGGGCCAGTAGCCAAGGCGTTTATGAAAGATCGCTCTTTTGTTAGAGGAATCCGTGGGCCTGTTGGTTCTGGCAAGTCTGTTGCTAGTTGTATGGAGCTTATGCGTATTGCTGTTAATCAACAGCCTAACGCTAATAATGTGCGCCGAACACGGTTTGCGGTTATAAGAAACACAAATCCTCAGTTAAAAACCACGACAATCAAGACATGGCGTGACTGGTTTTCGGATGATATAGGCAAATTCGTCTGGTCGCCGCCATATACGCATCATGTCAGCTTTGCGCTTGGTGACGGCACCACTGTAGAGTCAGAAGTCATCTTTTTGGCTTTGGACAAGCAAGAGGACGTAAAGAAGTTGCTCAGTCTTGAGCTTACGGCGGTGTGGATTAACGAAGCCAGAGAGATACCAAAGTCGATTGTTGATGCTTGCACGATGCGTGTTGGTCGTTTTCCTTCAATGAGAGACGGTGGGCCTTCTTGGTTTGGCGTGATTATGGATACGAACAGCCCTGACGAGACGCATTGGTGGGCAATTATGTCTGGAGAGGCCCCAGCACCCGAATATATGTCAAATGAAGAGAAAATGTTGCTTGTAAAGCCGGATGATTGGACGTTTTTCTCTCAGCCGGGGGCCATGAAAGAGGTAAAAGACAAAGACGGCAACATAACTGGCTATGAAAAAAACCCAAAAGCAGAGAATCAGGGCAATATTCAGCAAGATTACTACGATAAGATCATTTTGGGTAAAGCGCCTAGCTGGGTTAAGGTGTATGTGCTTAACGAATACCAAGCTTTGCTTGACGGAAAGCCTGTTTATCCATCTTTTAGGAAGGAGACGCACGTTGCGAAGTCACCCATCGAACCCAAGGTCGGTACAGAAGTTATCGTTGGCATTGACTTTGGCAGGACGCCATCGGCTATCTTCACCCAGCAGTTGCACTCAGGAAAGTGGACAGTCTTCCACGAGGTTATCGGGCAGGATATGGGAGCCGGAAGATTTGCAGAAGTCCTCAAACGTGAAATCTCAAAGAACAATTGGGATGGACTAGAGTTTAAGTTTGTTGGAGATCCAGCCGGAAACCAAATGGCGCAGACAAGTGAGCAAACGCCGTTTATGATTCTAAGGGCGGCTGGCATAAATGCTCATCCAGCACCAAGCAACGACAGGGTTATGCGTGTAGAAGCTGTGGAAGGGGTAATTAACAGGATGGTTGACGGCTATCCGTCACTTACTGTTAGCCCGACTTGCACTGTGCTAATTGGTGGATTTGAAGGCGGCTATCAATATAAGCGGCAGTACCATATGGGCAAGGAAAGCTATGAGGAAGTCCCAAGCAAGAATAGGTTCTCTCATCCTCACGATGCTTTGCAGTATGCGTTTTTAGGGGGCGGTGAGGGTCGTAGAGTGATTAGCGGTGTAGGTAGTCGTCCTACCCCCGCCACTGTAGAGAGAGTAGGAAACCCTTTCCAGCGTCAGAAGGCAAGGAATAGACGGTCAAGGTATGCAAGAGCGTTATGAAGCTAATAATATGCTTTGAAGACACAGGGAATGTGGGACCATGGAAACTGTTCACATCTCACAGAAAAGGCTTTGGTCATGTTTTCGTTATTAGCTACGATGTGGATAATGACATTTGGTTTAAGTTTGAGTGCGCTAGTCAGCGTTTCGTGGTTGATACATACAAAGGTGAGGATGCTGATTATCTTGTTGGGTATTTGATTGAAAACTGCATATGCTTAGACTGTGAGGTTCAAAGCACTATGACCTATATTCCAAGATGGACATATTGTGTCAGCATTGCTAAGCATTTTGCGGGTATCAGAAGCCCTTGGATATTAACGCCATATCAGCTTTATTGTGAATTGATTAAAAATGGTGCCAAGCGCATTTTTGAGCGTGAATAGGAGATTATTATGGGCTTTATGTCACCTAGTACGCCGGGGCCAGACCCAGCTTTAGAAAAAGCAAGACTTGAAGAAGAATCTCGTCTTGAAGCTGAGAAAAAGGCAGAGGCAAGAAGGAAAGCAGAATCAGAAAGAAAGCGTAGAGCCAATCTTGTTGGTCAGCGCAGTCTTCAGGAAGAAGATATTGTGGGATTCCAAGGTTTCCGCACAAGCAAAAGCATGGGTAAATCCATAAGGAGTTAGCATGAGAACGGTGCAAAATGGAGACGGAAACCCAATACCGCCTTCAGACGGAAAAGATTCGGGCGAGTTAAAGCGCATTATGCAAAGGTACAAAAAGGCCAAAGGTCGCTGGTCTTCTTGGACTGACTTGTGGGAAGAGATGTATGATTACGTTCTCCCGCACAGAGAAAGCTTTTTCCAAGAATCTGCCGCCGCAAGACGCACTGAGAACATATATGACGAAACTGCTGTTGTTGGATTGCCCAAGTTTGCATCACGGCTCCAGCTTGGGTTCTTTCCTCCTAATGGGAGGGCATTTAAGCTTGCTCCGGGGCCGGAGTTCCCAAAACAAGCAATAACAAAGGGGCTCTTGCAGGAGCTTGATCGTATTACCGATCTTTTTCACGAAGGTTTGAGAAACTCAAACTTTAATGCTGAGCTTCACGAAGGTCTTCAAGACCTTGGCCTTGGCACAATGAATCTGTTGTGTGAGGAGGGGCGTTTCCTTGGTGATCTGCACTTTACCGCTGTTCCTCCTACCAACTTGGCTTTGTTGTCAGGCTCTATGGACAGAGTTAGCGACTGGTTCCGCTGGAATAATGAAATGGAGCTTACTGAAGTAAAGCACCGTTATCCTGACGCTCAATTTACTGATAAGATGCTTCAGATCCAAAAGCGTGATCCGAATCGTAAGACGAAAATCATTGAAGCCACAATGTATGACGAGAAGGACAGGTTTAAGGACGAGTACACATATTATCTTGTGTCTGAAACCGATAACGCCATTCTCATCAAGAAGACGTTGAAAGGTCGCGGGTCGGTTCCTTGGATTACGACACGCTGGTCAAAGTCAGGCTTTGAAGTTTGGGGTCGTGGCCCTGTTTTGCAAGCAATGCCAGCTATCAAGACTTTGAACCTCACAGTTCAGTTGATACTCGAAAATGCTGAGATGGCTATCGCTGGCTCATATGTGTATGACGATGATGGGGTGTTTAATCCTGACAATATCACAATTCAGCCCGGAACCTTTATCCCAAGAAGCCCCGGATCTAGCATTGATACATTGCAGTCTCCGTCAAGGTTTGATGTCGGACAGCTTATCCTAGATGACATGCGCCGCAATGTTAGAAAAGCGTTGTTTATTGACGAGCTTGATACAAGGCCAAATGCAAGAACGCCTTTATCAGCTACTGAGGTATCTGAGCGTCTGGCAGATGTGTCAAGAGACATGGGTGCTGTTGCTGGTCGTATGCAAAAAGAGTTCTTACAGCCTCTTGTTGAGCGTATTGCGAAGATCTACAGCGACCAAGGGCTTATCGACATACCAAAAGTAGATGGTCGTGAGCTTAGAATTGTTCCTGTGTCCCCCCTTCTGAGGGCTCAAGATCAACAAGACGTATCTGACTTTGTAAGGTTCCAGCAGACAATAGCGGCTACATTCGGTCCTGAGATTACGCCAGTTCTGTATAATCAGGAGAATGTGGTTAAGTACCTTGCCCAAAAGTTTGGTATTATGGAAGAGCTTCTTGCTGACCAAGGCCAAGTAGAAGCCAATGTGCAGACAATGCAACAATTGATGCAACAAGGGATTCAGCAGTGAAGGAAAAAATAAATGTTTCGATTGACGGCAGAGGATATTCTAAGGAGGTTGATAAAGACCTTAATAGCAAAGCCTACGCTTTGTTTGGCTCGGGGGTTGGAAGAGACTTCTTATCGTACTTGGAATCTATCACGACGAATAACATCTACCCTGCTGGAGTGGGAATCGAAACTCTAGCCCACGCAGAAGGCGCAAGGTGGATTGTTGCTGTGATTAAGAAGCGTTGTGAAGTTGGAAGGAAACAAGGTGGCTAAACCTACTAACCCTAAACTGTATGCACGAGCAAAGTCTATTGTTAAGGCAAGGGTCAAAAAGTGGCCTTCTGCCTATGCCTCCGGTCAGCTTGTTCAGCAGTACAAGAGAATGGGGGGCAAGTACAGTTGATTGGCGTTCCTGTCATTGATGCTATTCAGGTTGTCATACTGATTATTATTTTGATAAAGATATTCAGATGAGTCTTAGCAAATGGTTCAATGAAAAGTGGGTAGACATATCCACAACGAAAGATGGCAAGCACCCTCCTTGTGGTCGCAAAATGGGCGATGGCAGAAGGGGCTACCCTAAATGTGTGCCGTCATCTAAAGCGGCAAGCATGAGCAAGAGCGAAAAGAAATCGGCTGTACGCCGGAAACGTGCGACAAATCCATCAAAAGGCAAAAAGCCTACATATGCGAGGACATAATGGCTAAATCACCAGCTTGGCAAAGAAAAGAAGGAAAAAACCCTGAAGGCGGCTTGAATGAAGCTGGTCGTAGATCTTTGCGTAGGCAGGGAAAAAACATCAAGCGTCCTGTTTCCGCAAAGGAAGCAAAGAAGTCACCAAAGGCGGCGGCAAGGCGCAGATCATTTTGTAAGCGGATGATGGGTATGAAAAAGAAGCTTACAAGCAAAAAGACGGCTAATGACCCTAATAGCCGTATCAACAAAGCACTAAGGAAGTGGGATTGTTAATGAGTGAAGAAGCAGTTCAAGAAGCTGAAACCCAAGAGGTTCAGGCTCAAATGTCAGAGCAGGAGCAACCTCAAGACCAAGTAGCAGATAGACCAGATTGGCTTCCAGAGAAATTTGAAAGACCAGAAGAACTGGCGAATAGCTACCGTGAGCTTGAGCGAGCTTTTTACACAAGGAAAGAAGATCTCAGAACGCAGATTGTTGAAGAGTTAAACAAAGAGGCTGTGAGCGATGCTCCAATTAGCCCTGCTGATTATGAGATCAATATAGAAGCACCTGAAGGCATGCAGTTTAATGTGGACGAAAATGATCCTCTTTTAGACTGGTTTCGGGACAAGGCGCATAATTACGGCATGTCACAAGACGAGTTTAACGGCCTAATGAATGAATGGGCTGTTATGGAAGCTAACCGTGGGCCTGATTGGAATGTAGAATCAGAAATTCTTGGTGAGCATGCAGATCAGAGACTTGATCGTGTAGATTCATGGGCTCATAAGAACCTTTCGGAAAATGCTTATCAGGTATTTGCCAATGTTCCGGCGTCTTCTGGAATGGTTCAATTATTTGAAGAGCTTATGGAGCTTAACGGTCAGCCGAAGTTTAACATGGTGAGCGAATCAGAATTTCAGGAGAGGATTTCTCTTGAAGATTTGCGAAGCATGCAAAACGATCCTAAGTATTGGCGTGAGAAAGACCCTGCCTTTATTGCAAAGGTTCGGGCTGGGTTTGCCCAATACTCAAGGACTAAGTAGCAATGTGAATTAACTTCTCAATGCTATTATGAGAATGTGTTTTTGCAAGAAGGCCCATAAAGCAAGGGACAACCGAAAGGCCCCAAGCCGATGGACAACCGAGATGCAAACAATAGTAACCACTTTTTAGGAGGTCGTAGCGATGGCTACTCCAACAATCGATACCTCCTTTATCGAGGAGTTTGAATCCGGCGTCCACATGGCGTATCAGCGTCAGGGTTCTAAGCTTCGGAACACAATTCGGACCGTCAATGGCGTGAAGAATAAGACTACGTTCCAGAAAATCGGTAAAGGATTTGCTACTACCAAGGCTCGTCATGGCAACATTGCCCCGATGAATCTTGAGCATACAAATGTCGCCGTCACCCTTGAAGACTACTTCGCTGGTGAATGGATTGACGATCTGGATCAACTGCGTATCAACCACGATGAGATGCTTGTTGCTCAGCAGTCAGGTGCATATGCACTTGGTCGCAAGACTGACGAGCTTATCCTCGATGCAATGGACGCAACAACTTCAACAGCTAATGAAACCACCAACGGCGCAACATTGGCTTGGGCTTTCGGCCTGATGGAATCTTTCGGTAACAACGATATTCCTGATGACGGACGCCGTTATGTTGTTGTCGGTTGGGAAAACTGGTCACAACTGATGGATCTGGACGAGTTCTCTCGTGCAGAATATGTCGGTGAGTCAGACCTTCCCTTCATGAACGCAATGACTGCTAAGCGTTGGCTTGGCTTCATGTGGTTCCCATTCTCAGGTCTTGACGATGACGGAACAAACCGCAAGTGCTTTGCATGGCATGCAGATTCTGTAGGTCACGCAATCGGTGCTGACGTTTCTTCCAACATGCAGTACCACAACGATAAAGATGCCTACTTTGTTCTCAACAAGATGCAGATGAATGCTGCTCTTATTGATGTAAATGGCGTCTTTGAATGTAGCTTGAAGAAGTAAGGAGAGTTCAGAATGGCACTCGTAAAAGCAGACCTTACTTTGGTCAACTATTCAGGCAATGGCTTCCATATTTGGCATTACAAGTCCACTGCTGACGCTCTGAACACAATTGATACAGCCGCTTACTTTAACGATGTATCAAGTGAAATGAATGTCGGTGATGTGATCTTTATCAATGCCTCAAATGGCTTTGGCATTGCCACTGTTGTTTCAAACTCTGGCGGTGTAGTCGACACTGGCGACATCGTTAGCATGACAACAGATAGCCGTTAATGGCTAAAAAACCTACAATGAAGGCGGCGGCGAAAGCCGCCCCTTCTCCTCAGAAAGAGATTCGTGGTGGCTATGTTCGTAAGCTTGGCCCCAATGCAAAATTAGGAAAAGGGGCAAGATAATGAAAACTTGTGCAACATGCCCAACCCCCGGCAAATGCCGAGCCGCTGGCAAGTGTCTTAATGCCAAAAAATCCACTAAGACAATGGGAAAAGGCTACGGTAAGTAAATGCCAACGACCCCATCAACCGACATCGAAGTAGCACAGAAAGCAATGGTTCTAATTGGTTTAGAGCCATTGACTTCTTTTACGGACAATACTGATGAAGCGTTGGTTGCCAATACCATTTATGAAGATGTTGTGCGTGACTGTTTGTCACAAACTAACTGGAATTTTGCTACAGGGCAAAAGGTCTTATCAAGGCTTACAGATGAGCCTGTTGGACGTTGGACGTCTGCATACGCATTGCCAACAGAGCCTGAAGTAATTCAAGTTCAAACTGTTACAATCGATGACGTTGTACAACGCTATGACATCTATGAGCGTTATATTTATATAAATGCAGAAGTCGGAGATGAAGTTGTTCTTAACTACATCTTCAGACCCGATACTCAATATTGGCCCCCATCATTTACTATGTGGGTTATATTCCGTTTGGCTTCTGTTCTTGCTCTGGCGGTTACTCGCAAGGGCGATGTAGCAAGCTCATATACTACCTTGGCTGAAACTCAGTTTAGAAGAGCAAAGGCAAGGGATAGCCAGCAAGTAACCACACAAGGTCTTCGCTTGAGCAGATTCCATCGGGCAAGGCTCGGCAATGGCATCTACCAAGACATAGAAGGCACAACGACATGAGAATCGAATGGCCCTCTTACGTCAATTTTACACGAACTTTACTGCTGGTGAGCTAAGTCCATTACTAAGCTCTCGCATCGATTCCGATGCTTACAAGAACGGCGTAAAGACATTAAGGAACTTTAGGATACGCTCTCAGGGCGGCATTACACGCCGTCCCGGGCTTCAGTATCTTCAAAGCCTTAGTAACATTGCGTATCAGACAGAGCCTTATGTTTATGATGAGGACGAGGCTTACATTGTACTGTTTAGCAACGCAAGAGTTGATATTGTTGATGTATCTGACCCTGCTAACATTGCCGATACTATAACGTCATGCCCTTGGACAACGGCAATGATTGGCGAGTTAAAGGTCGCCCAATCTGGCGATACAATGATTATTGTGCATCCAGATATGGCAATGCAGACCTTGACAAGAACTGCCGCAGATACTTTTGCTCTTGCAGATTATGATTTTGACCATGATGGCACAGCGCACTATGAGCCATTTTATAGGTTTGTAGATCCTTCTGTCACAATTACGCCGCAAAACTCGAATACTGGATCTCAAAACTTCACAGCAAGTTCTTCTATATTTAGCAGTGATTGGGTTGGGGAACATATAGAATACACAGATAGTGCTGGTACGGTTGTCCATATTGAAGTAACTGCCTATGTATCGGGTACTGTTATAACAGGAAACTTTAGTTCTGCTGTAGCTAACACAAATGCTAGAGACACTTGGAGAGAGCAGGTGTTCTCTTCTCGTCATGGCTACGCTAGGTCTGTCATTTTTCACGACCAGCGTCTAATTTTTGGCGGCTCAAGAGATTTGCCAAATCATTTATTCTTTTCCAAAGTTGGGGAGTATTATAACTTCGATGTGGGGACAGGTCTTGATGACGAGTCAATCCAAGTGCAGATTGCAGAGAACCAAGTCTCTGAAATCAAAAGCATGGCATCCTTGCGTCATTTGTCCATATTCACCTCTGAACAGGAGCTTTACGTTCCTACCGTTGATGAGCGGCCCCTTACTCCGTCTACTATTGCGATTAAAAAGCAAACGTCTTTTGGGTCTGGCAATACTGCTCCTGTTGAGTTTGATGGCGCAATCGTGTTCCTTACCAAATCTAAAGGAGCGATTCGTGAGTTTATCTATTCCGATTTAAGCCAAGCATATAACTCTGATGCTTTGACTATATTATCTCAGCATTTGATTGTGACGCCAACCGCCTTGGAATCCCAGCGTGAAGCTTCGGATCAGGTTGAGTCTTACCTTTATGCTCTTAATAGCGATGGCACAATACCTGTGTTTGTCAGCATTAGAAAAGAAAAGCTTCAGGGCTGGTCTCAATACTCAACAAGCGGAAGCTTTAAGAACATTGTTAATGTGAATAGACGTATCTATGTAATTTGCGAGAGAACTATAGACGGCTCGACATTAACTACTCTGGAGCGGTTCGATAACGATTACAATCTTGACAGTGCCTATAAAGCTACTAGCGGCAGTGCTACTAAAAACTGGACGATTGCTCATCTACCTAACACTGAGGTCGCAGTTAAGAGTGGTAATTATGGCATGGGTACTTTTACTACTGATGGTAGCGGAAACCTCACCCTAACTGAAGCGGTGACATCGGTAGAGATAGGTATAAACTACACGCCGACTATGACGACATTGCCTCCTGAATTTACCCTTCAGGATGGTATAACGGTTGGTCAAAAGCGCAGGATTGTTCGTGCTGTTTTGGATCTTAATGAGACGTTGAGTGTCAAGACAAAAGGCACTAACATCCTAATCAGGCGTGTTACTGATGATTTTTCACAGGAGCCTACAGCTATAACTCAGCGCAAGGAGGTTTATCTTCTTGGCTGGTCTGCTGAAGGAACAGTTACTATTACGCAAGATCAGCCATTGCCGATAACGCTGAATGGAGTCTTGCTGGAGGTTGAGGTCTGATGGGCGTTGAAATGCAAATTGCCTCTGTTGCTTTGACTATGCTTGCCGCCAAGCAACAGAAAAAAGCATATGAGATGGAAGCCAGAGCCTATAAAGAACAAGGCGATATGGCGAAGATACAGGCGAGTCAGCAAGAGACTGAAAGGAACAGACGCTTGCGTCAACAGCTTGCAAGTCTTAGCACATCGATGGCTGGTCAAGGTGTATCTATAGGCACATCTGCATCTAGCGAAGCTTTGCGTGTTGATGAGGAAAAACTTGCCCTTGCAGATATTAACTCGATTAGGTTGATGGGGATGTCTCAAAGACGCAAATTTGACCTTAGTGCGGCATCGTCAAGAACTGCTGGACAGGCGGCGATTATTGGCGGGTTTAGCAAATCTGCCGCTATGGGGTATGATATTAAGACAGGCGAAACCTCAACGAAGAGTGTGACATAATGGCTTATCAGAAAACAAGAGGCAGAAGCGTCACTGTCAGTCCAACTGGCATGCCTGACTTTAGTGGGTACAAGCAGTTTGCCAATACGGTTG